TCACGGCAACGGCCACTGCTCCGCGTGCCTTTCGTGCGCTTGCGCCTGCGTCACCGACCAGCTGCTCCCGGTGCGCGGCTCGACGAGCGTGAGCCGTCCGGCCGGCGCGAACGCGCCCGTGTCGATGAACCACTGCGCGCCGATCCGCAGCGGCGCGCGCACCGGCGTATGGCCGCTGCACGTGAGCGACAGTCCGTGCTGCAGGCCGGGGTCGGCGAGCCCCTGGACCAGATCGCGGCCCCAGATCAGCCGCTCGCGCACGTCGGGCGCGTAGTCGCCCGTATCGAGATCGGCGTCGTCGCCGAAGAATTCCGCATGCAGCACGTTGAAGCGCTCCGGCCCGTCGCCGACCACGCGCACGAGCGGCAGCGCGTCGACGCGCGCCGCATGTTCGCGCAGCCGCTCCGGCGGCAGGTCCGCGCCCCAGTCGCCGCCGATGCCGCGCCACGCGTCGGGCGCCAGCTTGCCGCGCGCGACGAGGCTCAGCACTTCCTCGTGATTGCCGCGCACCACGTGGCACCACGGGCGATCGAGCAGGTCGAGCGCGGCTTCCGATTCGGGGCCGCGGTCGACGAGGTCGCCGACGCAGAACAGGCGGTCGCGGGCCGGATCGAAGCGGATCTCGTGCAGCAGCGCGCGCAGCGCATCGAGGCAGCCGTGAAGGTCGCCGACCACGAAATCGCGGCCGACGGTATTCGCGGGGTGGCGGCAGAGGGCAGGGGCGGCAGTCATCCTCATATCTTAGGTGAAGCGCGGCGCGATATTTGAACGCGATCACGCGCGATAAATTGGGATGGGCAGAGTTTGCACATGCCGCAAACGAATTGCAAACCGCCCATCCCGCCACTCGGTTACGCCGCCGCCAGCGGCTTTGAATGAAACGCCGGCTCCCACGTGGCCAGCGCGGGATCTTGCTCAAGCCGTAGGCACTTGCCTTCCTCGATCATTGTCAGCGCCGCCGCAAACAGGCGCAGGCCCATTGGGCCGAGCTCCCGGCGCCAGAGCGACACCGGAGTATCCTCCGGCCGGATATGGCACCAATCCTGTAACGCAATCGGACCGGTGTCTGCGCCATCGTCGAGCCAGTAGAGTGTGCCGCCGGTCATGGGCTCCCGCATGTGAATAGCCCAGCGCACGGCGTCCCGCCCTCGATGGCGCGGCAGCAGCGATGGGTGGTATCCCAGCACACCAAGCCGCGCCCGCTCGCGAGCGACGCGCGGGATAAACGCATGTGCGTGTGCCGCGAGAATGAGGTCGACGTCGTCCGGAATGGAGCCCGCGTCGAGTTGGCGGCCGACGACGAGCGCTGGCACCCCGAGCTGCTGCGCGGCCGCATACAGGCGGTCATAGTCCTCGCCAACTGCGCCCGGCGCAGCGACGGCGGCTACATCGTGCCCGGCGCTAATGCATTGCCTGAGCAGTTCAGCGCCGAGCCATTTCTGACCGACGATCATCAAACGCATGTGGCCTCCTCTCCGAGGAAGCGGAATCCTTGAACCGCCCGGAAATGACCGCCGTAGCCGCCGGTCGCCTTTCCGTCCGCACCCATACGCGCGCGACTCACTGCCAGCGATTCAACCGAACGTTGCCGGTTCTGGCCGACCAAACTGCCGGAAACCTGCGTCCAGCGTCGATCGCGGCGCAGCGCGGCCGCAAGTCCAGGATGGCTCGTATGGAAAAGCGTCCGCATCGGTCGGCCGTACCGGTTACTGCCGCGAATCCACGCGTCACAAACCGCGTTCAGAAACCGCATGCCCACGCCTGCGCCTTGCCACTCGGGCATCACGACGAGGCGGCACGCGCGCGCCTCAATCAGACCTGGACGTGTGCTGACGGCGAGGTGTGCGACCGGTGCGCCATCGATCCATCCGACGTAGTTGGTGGCCGCAATCATCCGCGGCAGCTTCAGATAGTGATGCGGCTCAAACAGAGGCCAGTAGCGCCAGTCGGTTTGCCGGACGTCCAGTTCGATGGCCGGCCGGCGCCGAAGACACCCCCGTTCAAACGAACCAGATGCGGTGTCGAAAACCCAATCCGGCTGGACCCAATCGAGGATGTCGTAATGGCAGGACAACAACACAACGCGGCCGCCGGTACGCCGCCACGCCTTCGCGAAGGCGCCGGCGCCGATTCGTGCGATCTGGCGGTCGACCACCGACGAGAATTCGTCAACGACTGCCAGCCGCGGCGCTTCACATACCAGTCGGGCTAAGGTCGCCCGGAACTGTTCGCCATTGGAAAGCACGGAAAATGGCCGCAGCCACGTCGGCACGCTGCCGAGACCGACAGCGGACAGGGCCGCTGTCACTGCATCGAAGGCTCCCCCCGGCGCGATCGCGTCGACAATCGCCTTGCGCGCCGGCCATTCGGGCACGTACAGCGGCCCGATCGCCTTTCCGAGGCTGGTCTTTCCTGAGCCGGACGGCCCGACGATAACGCCGATTTGCCAGTCCTGGTCGTCGATTGGCAGCTCGGCCTCGAGGTCGAAGCACCGGCCGTCGTCAACGTTGAATAATGATTTAACGCGCGCCGCGCGATACGACGTCGAGCCGGCGCAGCGGTGGTGTACGGCCAGCTTCATACGCACACCACCTTCAACTTGTAACCCTGCTTGCGCAGAGCTTGATAGGCCGCCTGCTGTTCAGCTTCATCGTGGCAGACGACGACAACGCCGAACTGCGGCCTGTATTTGTACCCGTTACGGCCCGGCTGTTTGGCCGGGAGAGGCATTTTCGCGCCCATTACAAAGCTCCATGTATCTGGGCGCTCGGTGGCGCGCTGGTTCGAGGCTCGCGGCCTTCAGATGGTTGATCGCCCCGCAGCGGGGGCATTTGATGCTCAGCTCGATGTACCGGCCCGAGGCCAGCTTGCGGTGGCACTGGCCGCAACGGATATCGAGTGCGTCGGCCGCCAAATGCGGCGTGGACGCGCGCTGACTGTTTGCCATATGTGAAAGCCCTTTCCGTACGATAGAATGGCGCCCGCCTTCCGGAAGGTGGCGGGGCCTTGGCTAATTCACTGGCTGCAGCAGTGATGCGGCGGCCGTCATGGGTGCTCCAACACCCTCGGCGGTCGCCCCGTCTTTTACGTCTACAACGTGAGGAATGCCGGCGGCGCGGGAAGCGCGACGTTCGGCCAGCCGGGCGTATCGCTGAAGTTGCGCAACGTCTGCCGATACTTCAGCAACTGCTCGTACTGGTCAGGCGTCAACGTTGTTCCGTCGCCCAGCACCTTTTCATCTTGATGGCGTGCGGTAAGCCAGTCGGTGGCTCGCAACGCGGCATCGCGAGCGGCGCGCTTCGCGTCCGCCAGTTGCTCCCGCGTTTGCTTGGGGGGCTCGAGAAGAACCGGGTTCCCGGACTCATCGATCGCCATCACCTTACCCGCAACCATGCCGGCCACAAGCATTGCATGCTGTTCGGCCGTGATTTCGACAAGCGTCAACCCGGCCGGCTGCGATTCAGCATCACAAAACGACTGGATGCGCCGTTGCGCGTCGTATCCCGCAAAAATCCTTTCCATAGTCATTTCCCCAATACTCGCCAACGGATCATCCATCCAGCCGATGATGCCCCGGTGTAATTGGTCGCCTTGAATCGAACGCCGTCTTGCGTCAGCGTTCCATAGATTTCAATCACCATCGCGGCGCCAAGTCCCGAATGCATCGCAATTGCATTCAAAGCCGCGTTTGGAAACCGCTTGGGGAAAACGACGGAGACTTCGCCATTAGCGTCGGTTGTACCTGATCCCCACTTTTCGATGTACCCACTCGGCAATCGCTGACTGCCGTTCACGTCTAGCGTCGCGTCAAAGGCGAAACTCCACTGCATCGCGGCAGTGCCACCAATTAATTCCCAGTTGAACGCTCCTGTCGAAGATATATAAAGGCTATCTCCCGGGCCGACAACAATTGACGTGACGGTGCCACCAGCCGCTGAAAACTTATCGCTTCCGGCAGCTTGGATCGTGACGGAGAATGCTGACGCGTTGTAGATTCGCATTCCCACGCCAGCGGGGTAGCTGCTGACCGCAGGCAGCAATTGCGTGAACGATGTCGAATTGCCGTACAGCACAACATCGGCGCCGGCATAGGCCGCGCCCATTGTCACTGCGGCACCAATGATTTTCATGCTCGATGCGTTTCCGAGCGCACGCTGCACGAATGCGGTCGGCGCGAGCGCCGTCGTGCTGTCGAACTGTGCCGGCGTCGTCCCCTTCGGCGTTCCAGTGAAAACCGGCGATTCGATCGGCGCTTTCAGCGCGAGTGCGTTCGTCATCGTCGTTGCGAAATTCGGATCTTTCCCGAGCGCATCCGCAAACTCCTTCAGCGTGTTGAGCGACTCCGGAGCCTGACCGACCAGATTGCCAACTTCCTGGGCGAGGTCTGCTTTGGTCGCGTACTGCGGATGCGGATCACCCGCGGCAACGTGGTCCGCGAGACCGGACTGAGAGTGTTCGACCTGTTGCTTCAGATAGCGCGTGCGTGCGCCGAGCTGTTTCGCCTGCTTGTTGGAAACGCCATCCGGACCGCCTTCGACCGGATCAGACGTTTCGATTTGATAGAGGTCTTCCTCCCATTGAGAAGACTCGACGAGTTTGGCCATTAACTGCTCCCGTGGTTGTACTGTCCGTCATAACGTGCAGCGCCGTTGTAGCGCACAGGCACGCCTCGATACTCAAGGCTGGCAAGCACGCAGCGCGCCGGCGCAAACGCCGCCAAGGTGGCGCGCAGCAGCGCTGCTTGGTCGTTGGTAATTGCTCGGTCGAGTAGGATGACCCGATAGACCGCCCACAAACCCGGATCGCCGTGCACCATCCAGCCGTTGTAGCGGCGCTTGCCGTCGTAGAACACGCGCGCGATGTTTTCGACGAGCTCGACCTCGCCGAAGCCCAAACGGCGGATGACCTCGCGAACGGCCCACGGCGTGCCCTTATAGCGATGGAGCTCGATCGCTCCCTTGATCAGCGTGCGCCGCGCCTCATCGGATTCAGCAAGGCTCCAACCATCCTCGCCCGTAACGGAGAACTGATCGGCCAGGAATGGCAAGGCCGACGCGTCAACGTCATCGATGAGATAGACCAACAGCGGCGACAGATCGACGTTGCCAAGGCGCTCGGCGAGCTGCGCGAGCGTCCTGAAACGGGCGTCTTTGGCCAGCGCCGGCGGAAGCAGTAGGTCAGCCATTCGCCACCCCGATCGGCACGACGCTGACGCTGGTGCAGCGCGCCCATTCGTTCTCAGCGAGCACGCGCAGCTCGAGGCCCGGCAGGTCGACGTCGTACACGCCTTGCGCCTGCACCGCCGCGCTCAACTGGCGCGGCACGATGTCACGGCCCAAGCCGGCCGCGCGCCCGGCGCGGTACGTCTCGGCGCCGGCGCGGGCCAGCTCGACGGTCGTGTCTGCATCGGCATCCCTGTAGAGCGTCAGGCGCACATCGATCGCGTAGTCGACCGGGGTCGGTGCGCGCACGTCGACGTAGTCGGTCAGGGGGCGCTTTCGCTCATCGTCGAGGTTGTCGCGCACCAGCTGCAGGATGGCGTCGCTCGGCAGGCCGGTGTCGACAAGCGGATAGACCCGCACGCTGCCAGGCGGCACACCGTTGACCGAAACGAGCCGACCGTCGCGCATCTCCATCGCCGGGCTGATGACGCCGACGTCCACGATCGACTGATGGGCGCTCTTCGCATGGAACACGTATGCGAGGCGCGAGCCGGCCGTGCTGAAGGCTTCCGGCGCGAGCTTGATCCGCTCGCGCAGGCGCTCCGTGTCTTCCTCCTCGTAGCCGTCCGCACTGGTTTTCGTGTTGGCCACCGTGACGTCGACGTCGCCCAGGTCGTCGACCAGCGAGCCGATTTGCCCTGGCTGCCAGCCGTTGCCGATTGCACCCGCCGTTTCGCACGTTGCGGCGACGTCGGCCGACAACTGTCCGGCCGACAAGATCACGTCGATGTCGGTTGCGAACGAAACGGCACCGTCGCTCGTCTCGACACGGGTGCCGGCTCCGATCAACAGATTGGACGGCAGCGCCGTCTCGACGGAAAAACGAACAGTGGTCTTTGCCGGCCGCGCGGAAAGGCGTGTCACGCCGACGAGCTGGCCGAGGTAGTCGATCATTGGCGCTCGTGCGAATGCGACGAGGTTCTGCTTCGCTGCTTCCTGCACGCCGACGCGCAGCAGCGTCTCACGGTACGCGATGATGTCGACGAAGACGCGCTCGACCTGCGCCGGATATAGCGTCTTGCCGGTGCGCGCCTCGTAGTCGGCGACGATCTCGGCGGTAATCGCCTCGGGGTCGCGGTCGATGAAATTCGGCTCGGCAAGCGTCACCGCGGCACCTCCGTTTCACGGATCACACCATCGGCGAGGCGCCATTGCACGCGGATAGTCTCGCGCGACTCGGAGATCGACGGAATCACGCGGACGACCTCGCACCGCGTCTCCCAGCGCCGGATCGCTTCGACCGACTCGCGCACGACGTGCGGGGTCGCGCGGTCGATCGGCATATCGATGTACAGATGGAGTTTCGAGCCGAACTCGGGCCGATGCGGGTCGCTGCCTTGGGGCGTACCCAAGATCAGGCGAATCGCCTGAGCGATGTCATCCACGCCCTCGACGACGCCGTCGCCGTTGAGGGCTGGTTGCCAGTGGACAGAGGTGATTTCGGAGAGCTGGGTCATGCGGCAATGTTGCCGCGTGACCGTGTGGGGGGATATTAAAGCAGCTTAAAAGCTCAGTGGCTGTGGTGATTCGAGTTGCCGCCGGCGTCCATGACGGTGCCCGTGGCGTCGACGTTGCCGTCGATCCTCATGTTGCCGGTCAACACTGCGCCATCGCCGCCAGAGCCGGCCATCCCGCCTTGATATGTCAGCTTGCCCTTGACTGTGACGTTGCGGGTGAACTCGGTCTCCGGAGTGTCGACGGTCACCTTGTCGCCGGCGCGCAGCACGATCTCGGCTTTCGAATCGACGATGACCTTCTGCATACCACTGCAACTCAGCACATGCGTCGCGCGATCGTATTCGAGGATGGCGCCATCCTTGAATCGGACGATGAACTTGTTTGGATCGCTCACCGGCGGCCGGTCGGCGTCGGAATAGACCGCGCCAACAATGACGCCGTCCTCGCCGCGGCTGTCCAGCAACACGGCGACTTGCTCGCCGCTGTCGTACGTCCAGCAGGCCTGATCGGCCAAGGTCTTCGGATAGGCGATCGGCAGCCACATCGTGCGCATGTTGCCGAGGTCGGTCAGCCGCACACGTGCGAAACCGGGTTTGGACGCGCTCACGGTCCCGAACTTGATCGTCGCGCCGAACTCGTCGAGCGTCTCGTTCATTTCTTGCCCTTTGATTTGACTGGGGAGGTGCCCACGACGCCGACGTCGCCTTTCGCAGTGACGCCGTAGACCTGGAGCCCCTTGTTCGATTTCTTCGCGGCACCCGTGCCTTTCCCACCTTGAACGGCGATCGACGAGCGTTTGATCTCGACCTCGGTGGAGTATCCGCCGCTACGATCAAGCCGATGCCGTGCTGACTCGATCAGATACTTGCCCGACAGCTTGCCGTACTCGAGCAGATCGAACGATGCGCCGGCCACCAGCTTTGTGTCGCCGATCATTTCGACCGTCCCGCTCGTCTGCTTGAGATTCGCGCGGTCGAGTGCCGCGCGTGCCTTCGTCTGCAGTGTCGCTTTCGAGCCGGCCCGTGCGGACAGCCGCAACGTGTCGCCGCTCGCGACCTGCCCGGATTGCTTCTTCTTGCCAGTGGCCGCCTCCGACTGACCGACGACGCCAACAGAATCACCCGTGACGCCGTACACCGCGAGCTTCTTCGTCTTCGGATTGTGATAGCCCACCTTGGCTTGCGCATAGACGTCCTTGATCTTGTCGCGCAGGCGCACCGACTTCAGGTCGCCGCGCTTGAACTGCAACACGGCTTCCGTCTCGCGAAGGTTCGCGAGCTCACTGAAGATCAGCTTGCTACCCGAAATCTTGAACGCATAGCCGTACTCGCGTGCAAGGCGTGCCAGGAACGCCACGTCACGCTCCTGAAACTGCGTGACGCGGTCGATTCGAATGTCCCGGATGCGGCCGGTCAGCGTGAGGTGGTTTCGTTTGGCCACGCGTGCCGCAATCGCGGCGAGTGTCGTGTGCTCGTATGCCTTGGCCTTGCGGCTTCGTACGGAGGCTTTCACGCCAGTCCCGAGCCCGCGGATCGTCACGGTCGTCGGCGGCTCGTCGAAGCCGATTTCGTCAATCTCGAACCTGCCGCACGACAGCAGCGGCGCGCCGACGTAGCCGAGCTTCAGCGTCAGCGCGTCTCCCTTGCCGGGATACCATGCATCGCGCCAACGGCCGTCCGCGTCCTCAAGCACGACTTCGATTTCGTCCGATTGCCCCGACAGGAAGTCGGTGTACGAGACCGACACCACGTAGGGAGCTATGTCGTTGGTGATGTTCTTCTGCTCATAGACGAGCGTGAACGTCGGCTCGGGAACGTCGCCGGTCGACGTAGGCGTATCGATTACCGCATCCACGGCGGAAGCTCCTCATCGGGTACGTCATCGTTGGATACGACCGGAATCGACAGCGCGATTCCGCTCGCCAGCCGCGGCGCAATCGGAACGTCCGGATTGGCCGCGATGATCCGCTCGTATGCGAACGGGTTGCCGTAGTAGCGATAGGCGATCTGGTCCCAGCGCTCGCCTTCGGTGGTGATGTGGGTTAGAAACATCAGATTCTCCGCGTCACGACCTTGGCCGCCAGCTTGCCAATACTCGGCGCGGCCGAACTCAGCGCGTCGGCGGCCGATGCGAGCTGCCCGGCCGCGTTTTCGACCGCGCCTGTGATCGAGCCCACCGTCGCGCTTGCGAGCGGCCCTTGTGCGGATCGCACGGCGTCGAGCGCGGTGTTGCTGGCGCGGAGGATGCCGGCCGCCTCGGGTATCTGGTCGGTCAATGAGGCCAACACCGGCGACAGCTTCGCGAGCGGATCGGCGGCCTGTTTGATGTTGGCCAGCAGGCTTGATGATCGACTCAGGGCAGCAAGCGGGTTGTCCTTCAGCTTCTGGAGCACCTTGACGGTATCGACCGCGACGCGCATCGCGGACTGCGCCTGATTCGCGTACGTAACGGCCTGTCGGATCGTCCCGCGCACGGTGGCCACCGTTGACTTGACGCTGGCTACTGCCTTCGCAGCGGCCGGCGGCACCTTCGGTTGAACGGCCGGCGGTTTGGCCGGGTTCTTCTTGTCGCCGACGAACTCGCGCAGGCTTATCGACGCTTCAAGCGCCAGTACGGTCCCGGACGGATCGGTCTGCTTGCTGTTCGTTTGGACTTCCTCCAGCACGAACCAGCCCTTGTAATCGCCGTTGCCGAACACGAGCGCCATTGCCTGCTTGGCCGACAGCGCCGCACGCAGCTTCGCCAGCTCGGCCTCGGGGTTGCAGTACTGGTAGTGGAACGACAGATCGATCCGCACGACGTCGAGCTTGTCCGCCATCCGTTGCAGCCGCGGTTTTCCCTGCAGCAGAGCGTGCTCGGCATAGTCCGTGGCAAACGTCGCTTCGAACCCGTCAAAGTACCCGATCAGATTGAACTCGATCTCGCCGAGAATCGCGAACATGTCAACTCCCGTAGGCGCGGCGCGCGCGCTGCGCAAGGAGGTTGTCGAGCATGCGCTCGAGCTCGCGCACCGACATGCCCAGCGCTTGGTTCACCTGTTCCTTGACGCCGCTCGGCGAACCACCTTGTACGGTGATCTGCGGCGCAAAGTGGACGGTGATGCCGGCGCCGGCCGGCGCGGCGCCCAGCGGTGTCCCGGCGCGCGCGGCGTCGATGCGCCGCATCGATGCCGCGGCGGCCGCCTGCGTTGCCATGCCGGCCGCTGCACGCGTTGCGATCGCGGATGACCGACCGATGCCGATCGCCGCGCCCTGCGCGATGTTGTCGCCGAATCCCATGAATACACGCGACGGCGATTTGATGCCGAGCGTATTGGCGAACCACGTCTTTACGTTGCCGCCGAACTCCACCAGCGTGTTTTTCGCGGCCGTGAAGCGATTGCGGATGCCGTTGACCAGGCCGTCGATCAGGTGCGAGCCGAAATCGGTGAAGGTTTTCGGGAGATTGACGCCGAACCATTTCATGACGCCGGCGAACGCACGATAGAACAGCCCCAGCGGCGACCAGTTGATGATCAGGCGGATTACGCTGCCTATACCGCCAGCGAACGCGGCTTTAATCGAATTCCAGATCCCGCCGAAAAATTGCTTGATCGGCGTCCAGTAACGATAGATGAGATAGGCACCGACCGCGATTGCAGTGATCACCAGCCCGATCGGATTGAGCATGAACGCGCGGCCAAGCCAAAGAACCGCGCGGCCGGCGAGCATTAGTCCGCGTACGAGATTCCCGCCGAGGACACGCCCGAGAAACAAGCCGCCTTGTGCGAGCAGCCTAAGCGGGCCGAACACACCCATCAAGATGCCCTGACCGAAGGGAAGCAGCATACGGCCGGCCACCAGCACGCCACGACCGAGTCGCATGAACATGCCCCCGACACGGCCGAGCCATGCGGCGAGCTTGCCCGCCGCACCCGCGCTCAACCCGAAAAGCTGAAACACCGTTGAGAGGCGAGAGCCACCACTGATCCACAGCGCCTTCATCAGCGTCCACTTCGCGCCAACGGTCGTCAGCGCAGTGGCTACCGAATTGATTGGCGACTTGACGAAGAAGTTCAGCGCCCAGCCAGCGGCGAGCGTCGCCACCTTCATGCCGATCACCGCGGTGGCAAACCCGACGATGCCCTTGATCACGCCCGGATGAGCTTTGGCGAAGTCGTCGACGCGCTTGATGAGGGGCGTCATTGTCGTCATCAGATTAGTGAGCGATGGCAAGAGCGTGCGGCCGACCGTGATCCCGAGATCCGCGATTTGAGTCCGAAAGTTCCCCCACGCGATGGTTGCAAGCTCCGCACGCGCCGCGAAATCCTTGTCAATCGTGTTCTGCGCCTGCGCGCTGCCCATATCCTTCTTGTTCTGCTGGTATTTGTCCCAGCCTTGGCGCATCGCGAGCAAGTGGTTGATCGTCTGGATGTCCTGAAACACCTCGTTCAGGCCAAAACTCTCCATCAGTTTGCGCTGCGCCTCTTCATCGCCTTTGGCACCGGCCGCCTTCCATTGCTTCATGAATGCATCGCCGCGTGACGCGATGAACCTTTGCGCAATGAGCAGCGACCCCTCATAGCTCGAATAGCCGCCTGCCACGAGGTTGGTCATCGATTTCTGATAGTCGACGCCGGCTTTCTTGTAGGCGTCGATGGTCGCCTTTGCGTTCATGTGCGATAGCCAGTTGCGCAGGTTCGTGACTGCCTCATCACCGCTACCAGCGCCCTCTCGGCCAACCTCAAGGCTCGCGACGATCTGCGTCAGCGCATCTTGTCCCTTGATGCCCTTGGCAGCGAACGCCGAGGTCATCTCGGGCAGAGCCTTCGCCATGTCCTTCAGCTCGAACCGGCCGAGCTTGCCGCCATATGCGGCTCGGTTGAACGCTTCCTTCAGGCCCGCATCGCCCTTGATCCCCAGCGTCTCAGAGAACGAGTAGACCATGCCGGCGAGATCCTTCATGTCAGCGTTCGTCGCGGTTGCGACACGGCCGAGCAAACCCGACTTCTGGCCGGCTTCCCGTGCGTCCATACCGGCGGCAACCAACGTACCGACGCCTTCCAAAATGGCGTTATGCCCTTGGCTCGTCGCGAGCGCCGCATGGCGGATCGCTTCGCCAATTTTGAATTCTTCGCCGCGGGTCAGGTTGCCGGTGATTGCGATGTCGCGCAGACTGGCCTCGAAGTTGGCCGCTTGCTTCACGGCACCGATGACCGGCGCGGCGGTCGCGGCCGCAGTGGCGTAGGTGCCGAGCATGTCGGCGCCGAGCGCCTGACGTTGCTCGCGCAATGCAGCGCCCCGTGCGAGGCGGGCCGCGAGTGCGGCCTGCCTCGCGTTGAGCTGTTCAATGGTCCGACCGAGACGCTCGTACTGGCTTCGCAGCTGGGCGATGTTGCGCATCGGGTGGGCCATGGCTCGCGCCATCACGTCGCCCAGTCGGGCATGCCTTGCCCGCAGATCGTCAGCGACGCGGCCGAGGCCGTTCAGCGTCGTCCGAGTACTGGAGAACGCCGCGCCGAAGCTACCGAGTAGCGTCGCGCCGATCCGTACGCCAATAAAGAAGTTGCTTGCCATACCCTTCGCCTATTGCGCGTCAGCGCGACGCTTGATCTCTCGTTCTGCAGCGTCGACCCAGTGCCAGTAGTCGCCCATTTCCAGCTCTGCGATTTCGGACGGCTGCATCCTCAACACCAGCAGCAACACCTCATCCAGCGGTCGGAGCACCGCGTCCATCGGCTCCGGAGTCCGGGCTCGCTGTGCCTGCGGCGCTCGCATCGAAGGCGGTATCCCATCCCTCAACCATGCCGCGAAAGGCATCCATGAGCTGCTTCGAGTCGGCCAGATCGAGTTCACCGAGATCCTCGACGGTGAGACCAGTCAAACGGGCGAGCAGAAAGTCCTCCTGATCGCCCGCGTCCGAGCTGTACTTCGCCGCGGCGGCCATGTCTTTCCGCTTGCCGCGATTGAGCGTCAGCTCCGTGAGCGTCTGGCCGGTCGCGAGTTTGACGGGAAATTTCAGCGGGATTTTCATGATGTGCTCCGTAGGGATAGAGCACACATTGTCGAATTGCGCGCGCAAGCGCGCTTTTGACGAAGGCTAAAAAAAGACCCGCCGAAGCGGGTCAAATCGGGGAACGGCAGAAGGATGTGGTGAGGTCAGCCGCCGATGTTACTGCGGTAGTCGGCGAGCATGTCCTCGCCGTCGATGCGGAAGATGTTGGCGAGATAGTCCAGTTCCAACACCTCCTGCCCGTCGATGACCTGCTTGATGTAGGTCGCGCTGAACGACGAGCCGAAATCCGCGTTCTCGTGTTGCTTGTATGTACCGAGAGGATTCTTCTTGAACATTACCGTCAGGTACGTCACGAGGCTGACCTCCTGCACGCGCCCTTGAGCACCATACGTTTCGATGCTCGAACGGCACTGCAACGGCACCGCCTTGAACGGATTCGCCATCGTGCGCGCGACATCCGCATAAAGCGAATTCCACTTGATCTCGCCCTCGAGCTTGTCCAGGCCGCTCGGCAGCTCAGTCTTGCCGATCATGCCGAGCGCCTTGTGCTCGGCCATGATCGCCTGGATGTCCGGCAGCTTGATTTCCTCGGCCTTGCCGAGCATCGAATTGCCGCTCAGATACACGTTGGCGTTCGTGATCCGGTTGATTTTGACGCCACCCGCCATGATCAATTACCTCCCTTCAGGGTGAGCAGATACTCCGAGGTGATCTCGGTTTCGTAGGTGAGCCGCTCGAGCGGAGGCGGCACTGTGTACTTGTAGCTGATGAGCAGATGACCGGCAGACAGCTCTTCCTTCGGATTGCGAGCCGGATTGAACCACGCCTTGAAGCCGAGCAGCGCGCCGTCGCCGATCAGCTTGCGGCCGAAGCCGTTCACGGATTCGACGAGCGAATCGATGACTGCCTGATCGATCGGCACGTCGATGAACTGCTGGCTGAAATACCGCAGCGATTCGTTGATGACGTCGCCGGTGCGTCGCACGTTCTCGAAGTTCCGCATGTGCGTGACAGTCGGCCATGCCGCGGTGCGGTTGCCCCACAGGCGCAGACCCGAACCGTACGAGTTGAACACCGTCGTGATGCCTTGCTCGTTGAGCAGGTTCACTTCCGACTGCGGGTCGTCGATCATGGCCGAGAGTGGCCGCTCGACACCCGTAACGCCGACGAGCTGCTGATTCGAGCTCGACCACCAATAACCCTTGTCCAGGTCGACGCGAGCCCGCAGGCCGGCTGCGCGCGACGAGAGCGGTTCAAGCCGCTCAGCGTTGGTCTCCGAGTCGTAGACCTTCACGTGCGGATAGCAGAGGCGCACGCGGTCGCTCGACGTGTTGAAGTTGATCGTACCCACCGGCCCGCGACCGGCCAGAACCTGCGCGAAGGTCGTGCCGATCGGTGCGTCGATATACGCGATCGCACCGATTTGCCCAGCCATTGCCTCCAGCTCGACCGCGACGGAGTTCTGCGTGCAGTACGCCGGCGCGATCAGGATTTTCGCGAGGTAGCCGTACAGGTTGTAGGTGTCCTTCAGGGCTTTCATGCCCGTACGGATGCCGGCGGCATTGACAGCGCCGATGATGTCCGCGGCCGTGACCTTCGTCGGGTCCGCATAGTCGTAGGTCGCCTTGGCCGCCGCGCCGGCGGGAATCGTGCCGGTCTTCATGCGCGTAATCACGCCGCTGACCAGATCGACGCCGTAGTCGGTTCCCTCGGCATACGTCGCGCTGCCTGAATCGTTCTTCAGCACGAGGTTCGCTGCGGCCGGATGCGCGAGTTTTGCCCGGCCCGTCGCCGGGTCGAACGTAATCGGCTCACTGGGCGCATTGCTCTTATGCACCGCCGGATCGAGCACGTTGATGACGATCACCGTGCCGGTGCCGTAGTCGTAGACCGCGTCGAGCGCCTGCGGAATCGTGAAGCCGGTCAGCTGCGGTCCGAACTGCGCGGCGTCACGATCGGACAGCGACTGGACAGGCTTGTTGACCGGCCCGATCGGGGCCGTCCCGATCAGGCCGATGACCGCCGATTTCACCACCTTGACCGGCCGGGAGCCGGTTTCCTTCTCGATGGTTTCGACGCCATGCAGATAGTTTGCCGCCATCGCTCAGGCTCCCTTCGTTGCCGCGTCGACCGCGGGCTTCGATTGATCGTCCGCGGCGCCAGTGCGCGCGGCCTTGGCTTGCTTCGCCGGCGCGGGCTTCAGGTAGCCCATAGCCAGCAGCGTTTTCGTGTACTCGTGCTGCTCGGGCAGATCGACTTCGCCACCCGTGTGCAGCATGACTTCCCGGACGTCATTGCCGTCCTGCAGCGTGACGCCGCTGGTCGGGCCGCTGTATTGGTAATTCACGATTCCTCCTTGTATGTAACGTCCGTCAACAGCGGTCCGTCGTTCGGTTCCGCGTCCTCGACGATTACGGCCTCCGCCGAAAACTCAATCACGTACTGCCACAAGCCGGCCGACTCTCCGAGAAACTTGTCGCTTGTCGCCGCGAGCTTCCTGCAGTCCGGCGGGCGGAAGCCCACCAGCGCGGCGCGAACGTGATCGAGAACGTCGATCGCGCCCCCGCGGCCATTGAGCTGTCGCAGTACAACCGCGACAGCGAACTTCACACGCCGCGGCTGCACAACCATCGCCGTGTCCACGGTCGCGTCGTACTGGCTGCCCGGATAGCTGACCAGCAACGCCCCGATGGAATGGTTGAGCCGGTAGTCGTCGGGGCGTTCCGGGAAATACTCGACTGCTAACGCGGGCAACTTGACGCGCAGGCGTGCCACGATGGCGTCGACCATTTCGAGCGTCGTCGCCATCAGTAGCGCTCCAGCAGTTCCGAACCGAATTCGCGACGGCGCGCGCGCACCTTCATTTCGCCCGGCTCAGGCGTCGCCGCACCGCTCGGGTCGCCGATCGTGAGCTTGTTGTCGCGGATCTTCTCAAGCATGTGCATGGACGCCTTGAAGGTCTGCGACACGGTTTCCGGAAGTCCAGCACCTTCGGGCCGGCGGGCGTATAGCCAGTGCCGGGCCAGATTGACCGTGACATCCTTGATGACTGTCGGAACGGGCGAAAGCGGCAGGTTGTACCGGCCGCGCAAATGCGCGTCGACGATTTCCTCCGCCTGCCGAACGGCGCTCTCGACGATGTCGACGTTGATTGCCGGCGGCTGTGGAGTGCCGTAATCGGTGGTCGTGTCGTTCGTCAGCTCGATCAGCGTCCGCTCGGGCACGGCCGCCTGCAGGTCGGACAACGCGCAGTAGCGCACGTCAGATACCTCGCAGGATGCGGATCACGTCGCCGGCGGCGGCCGCAGCGTCCAGCGCGTAGCCGTTGGACACGCCGGTCGTCTTCGGGATGGCTTGCCCGGCAGCGTCGACCTGGACCTCGGCCTTCTGATCGATCGGCGCGCCGGCCATCACGAGGATCGTGCCGAGCAGGTTGACCGACGCTTGCTCGCCGATGTCGGCGCTCGTTTCGGCAACGCCGAGCGCCTTCGCGCCGGCTGCGCACACGCCACCATCGAAGCCGACGAACTGGAAGCGATTCAGGCCAGCCGTGGCGGTGACGGAAGTGGTGAGGATCGGTTGATGCGTTTTCATGGATCATGTTCCGTTCGGGTTGACCGCGCCCGCGGTGCCGCGCGAGCGCGGCGTGGTCAGTACGGGATGTACTCGGGGAGTCGGTTAGCCATTGACCCCGGTGATCAGATAGCCGGCGTCCGAGCCAAGCAGGTACGGACGGAAGATGTCCGTGTTGCGGACAATCTCGAGCTTGCCGCCGCTCTCGAGACGCGTGTCCACGACCGGATTGCCTTTCTTGCGCAGCGTGTAGCCGTAGGAAGGCTCGTACGGCGTTCGCTGCTGGCCGGTCCGCTGCAGCGGCACATACGCGAGAACGATATTGGCGCCCCAGATGTCCCGGAAGCGATCGCGGTCGTCCGCGTAGATCGCCTCGCCGACAACGATGTTGTTGACCTCGAAGATTTCCTTCATCAGGTCCGCGGTCACGATGCCCTTCATCGAGTACTTGATCTTGTCGATGAGCTGCGGGTGGTGTTTCAGCGTCTTGTACGCCGACGCGCCAATCACCATCGTGTTCGGTCGGCGGCCGATCTTCGTGCGAATCGCTTCCTTGCCGTCTTCGATGACGCCGATCGGATCGCTGCCTTCCGCGGTGAACTTCTCGGCCGCGCTGAGCACTTTCTTGTTGCTGTCGGAGTAGCTGGCCGGGCTTTGTGCGATGTCCGCGATCTTCTTTTCGCGACGCAACTGGAGTGCTTCGGTCGTCGCGTTGACTGCTGCCTGCTCGACCGGGAATGCGGATTCCTGCTCTTCCCGATAGTCGATCGGATACTCGATATCGTGCTCGTCGAGGTTCACGTCGACGGCGTCCGGGTCGTCCGGATTGATGCGGTTCGAGGCCGCGCGCAGACCGCGCTCCGTGTTGTAGAGCCGGAAGGCTTCCTTCCCGAACTTCGGGATCTGGCCGCCTTCCTTCTCGACTTCGACGATCGGCATCAGGTTCTGGCCGATGAATTCGGCGTTCGTGTAACCGATCGCGAGGGTCGTCAACACCGGGTCGACGATTCGCAGTTTCGAGAGACGTCCCATCATTTCTCCTGGCTCAATGGCCTTTCCAGTGGCTTGCGCCGGTTGTTAGCGGATCACCGCGTTCGCTGCCGTCGCGTAGTCGACGTTGTGCTCGCTCATGTGCGTCCGAATGCGGCGGTCCAGCTCGGCACGCTGCGGGTCGACGTTCTCGCCGTATTCGACGGTATCGGCTCCCGTCGCCCCCACGCCGGCGCGATCGCGCGTCGCGCGCTCGCCGAAATCGACGACCTTCGGCAGGTCGCCGAGGAAGGAACGGAATGCGGTCGCGAGCGGCTGCTTCGCATCGCCTTCGCCGAACTCGAGCGGCGTGTCGCCGTCGGCGAAGTCGAGGAACGCGACAACTGCGTCCTTGTGCTTCGGTGCAAGCGTGCCGCCCGTGACGAGCTGCTCGGCATACGCCACGTGGTCACCGTGGCGGCGTTCGGATGCCGCGTTCCGTTCGCGCGCCTGGGCGTCGGCGAGCTGCTGCTTGAGCTGGGCGTTTTCGGCCTCCAGTGCGGCCTTTTGCTCGGGGGTCACTGCGTCTTTCTCCTGCTGGGTGGTGGTGGGGTTGGTCGCCGCGTCGCGTTCTGCGAAAGCGCTGGCGGGAGCGTCGTCTTGCCGCGCCGCTTCACGGATCGATTCGATCTGCCAGTCCGGGACAACCTGGTCGGCCGTGTCCTGGCCGAATTGCGTCAGCATCCATTCGCGCAAGCGCCGCCAGAGACCGGCATTCATTTCCTGTCCCCAATCGCTGAACTCCACGACGCCTTCATTGGCATCACTGAAACTGACGTCGCGCAGTCCCTTCAGTGCCGGCGGCTGCGCGCCGAGAAAGCCGACGTGACGCAGGTAGTAGACGCCGGGCACCGGGTTGTGCGGCGAATCGGGGTGGTAAAAGCTGGCGCTGATCTTCTTGAAGCGGCCGGCGTTCACGAGCTCGGCGAATGCCGGGTCGACCTGAACGGGCTCGGCCTGCAAATCGCCGGCGCCAGCCGAGAGCGATGCAACCCAACCAAATGCGGGTGCGTTGTCACGCGGATGACCGATGACGATCGGCGCCTCGTGCAGCTTCGGGTCATAGGCTCGCGCCGTGGCAGCGAGATCCGTTTCGGCGAATTCGAGCACGCGACCGCTCATATCGGTCTGCGTGCCGGCCCTGAAAATGTGGAGTGGTTTCGCGTTCATGCTGCCCATATTCGGGCGGCAAGCTGAACGGGTCTTTTAATCGGCTTTACGATTGCGCGGGGGAGATTCGCGCGATGAGGGATGCGCTACAGGTTCTGAGCGCATCCATAAAGCCTTTATAAAACTTTACGAGGGAGTATCGGATCGCTGGGGCTATCGTTGCGCGTCGGAGGTGGTCTGAGCGCGCGTAGAGGCCGGCGGGATGGCCGGCCGGTTAGCGCCGATTCGCCGCGTCCATGAGATGGCGCAGGATCGTGTTGAGCACCGGCTCGACGGCTTCCGGCTGCAGCTGGCCGTCTGCAGTCACTGGCAACCACGGGCGGGCTGGGATTTCGACCTTCAAGCCGCGGCCCGCTTGCCCACCGTCGTGCTGGATCGCGGCATATACCTTGTTGCTACCGATGTCCGAGTAGTCTTCGCCCGAATCGGTTGCCGTCGACGCTGCCATCTGCCCGCTGTCCTGCAGGATCATCAAACCGGACTTGCGCCGCGCGGCGGCCGCAGTTAGTTCGCCGTTCTTCTTGTACGCCTTCTTGCCGCCGACACGCAAATGGATTGTTGCTTCCGAAAGCGGCTGCCAGCGTGGTCGCCCCTGCGCGGCGAAGTTGTCCTCGACGACCACCGCGAGTGCCTGCGCGATCTTACGCATCGCGCTAGCCTTCTGATACCCGGCCTGCTCGAGCTGGAGCATACGTGCTCGCAGCTCAGTGTCGTCGATTCGAATTTCTGCTCTGCTCACTGCAGCTCCCTCCGGGCAATAGTGGCGAGATCGCCGGTGTACCGCGACGTGTCAGGACGCCACGCGGCAGCGCCCGGGTTGTAGCTCCAGCCGACGTCCGGAGATACGACGATGTCGCGACGTGTGACCGGATCGATGGCGCGGTAAGTGGCGACCTCACGCATTTCGCCGGTCTTTTCGCTGACCTTCTTGAGCGTTTTGCCGAGGCGATTCCCCGACGACTCCACCTTGATGCCGCGCACGATGATCTCGTCGTGCGACAGCGCAACCACCCGGCACCGGCAACCCCAACCGTTCGGCGGATAGAACGACTGCCAGAACGGATCATCGTAGCGGAACACCTTGCCGTTCATCGCGCGATGGCTCGGGCGGGTCCGGCTGTCGAGGATCGCCACATACATCCAGTACGGGCGGTCGTCGACGTTGGCGATCTGCTCGGCGTAGCGGCCCGCCATGTAGGCGGTCTGGAGGTTCGTCCGGTAGATCGTCTGCAGGCGCCACGGGCTACCGAGCTGAACCTGCGAAATCTCGCCGGTGTCCTGGTCGACGTGTTCCTGCTTTCCCCACCAGCCCTTGGATTGCAGGACGGGCGTCAGCTCCTTCGCAAACCACCGGAGCGTCTTGCCTTCGCTGATCGCGGTCTCAACGGCGTTGCGGATGTCCTGCAGGATGTCCAGGCGCGTTACCTTGGCAACCGTGAACGCCTTCGCCTGGGCGTCCTGCCATAGCTCTTCCCAATCCCACGTGATCTCGTAGCCCTTGCTGCGCAAGTACTCGATCGCCTTCTTCGGCGGGAGCTTCATGCAGTAGCCGAGATCGACCGCTTCAGGCATGGAGACGCCCCCACAGGTTCGCTACGAAGATCGCGCGGGCAAGGCGTTCTTGCAGCGCGTCCGCGTCGAGACTCGGATACAGCTCGGCCAACATGCCCAGCAGCTCGTCAGCGCTCGCGCCGTTCGCAATCCGCTTTAGGAGCGGTGCGATCAGAGCCTGGGCGTCGGCATTCAGGTTGCGCGACGACAGCGAGTTCAGCGCAGCGTCGAGCGCGTCCTGGTCGGGCGCTTCGAATTCTGCGAACGATGAGGCTCCCACCGCGTCGACGGCTGACACCGGCTGCGGCCGCTCGTTCAGGTCACCGTCCTGCAGGTTGTACGCGCGCTTGAAATACGCCGGCGTGAAGCTCGCGCCGGCGCGCGTCAGCTTCTCGTCGCGGCCGGCCTGTACCTCGTCGACTTGCTCCTGTTGCCACATCTCGTAGACGGGGCGATCAGCACCGTCGAAATTGAGGTCACAAATCCAGCGAATCAGCATGTTCATCGCTTCGGTGACGATGGCCTTGTCGCCGTCCCGAATGTCGTCCGTGACCTCGAGCCCGGCCTGCGCCGACGCGCGCGTCGACGTGGCCTCGGTGGTCTGGTTCTGGCCCAGCAAGGCGATCGATACCTCGCCGCGGCAAAAGTGCAGCAGGCGCTCGTAGACGTCGGCGCTTCCGCTCTTGCCAGCCGCCTCTTTAATTTCGATGCTGGAGTCGTCCGGGATGACCGCGACGGCGTCCTGCACCATGTCCTCCAGGCGATCGAGCAGCAAGTTGGTTTCAGCGTCGGACGCGCTGCGAGGGTGCTTGCCGACCAACATCGGCGAGCCGTACTTTTCGGTGAACTGCACCCAAAACTTGAGACCGCCTTTCTTGAAGGTCGTCGGCCAGAAGCACATCGACAGGTCCGGAAAGCCGTACGGGTTCAGGTACGTCGCTTCCTGCCGCGGAACGAGGAATTTTCGGGCCGGCAGCTCCTCACCCTGAATCCGGTTTTCCTTGCTGCGGAAACGCAGCTGGTTGTCCGGATCGTAGACGAACCAGTCAGCCGGCTTCCCGACGACGTCGGTCGGAACAATGTAGTTGCCAACCTTGCCCCACGTGATTTCCATCGGCTGATAGCCGTACAGGACTGCGTCGAGCATCTCGGTAACGATGCGGGAGAGGTCGAGGTCGGCGAACACGTCGGCGATCGATTTCGCTACGCGGCTCTTTGCCTTGCTGCGGTCGAGGCCCCATTCAAGCGATTTCACGGCCGCCTTGCGACGGCGCACGCAGCCGCCGACGTGCGCGTCCGCGCGCAGTTCGCGATAGACGCGGATGTCCTTGCCGAGCGCCTTGAGCACCGGATCGGGATTCGGCAGGTACATGCCAAGCGCGAAGAAGTCGATGCTTCGCGCGCGCGTCGCGATCTGCGACGACAGCGACTTGTCGGTCTCGCCGAACTTCACAAACTCGGTGGGGCTGACCCACAAACCCTTGCTCATGCGTAACCCTCTGTCATTCGTGCACTGGCGCGGCGCCGCCGCGACTTGGCGGTCACCGGGCCCTTGTTCAATTCTCGGCTCGCGTAATACGCGAGGGCGACCGCCACGGCGGCGTCGCCGTGGCGCTTGCCGTCGTCCTGGCCGGTCGTGCGGACATCCGGGAGGCGCGGCACGCCCTTGATGACCTGCACGGCACGCAGGTCCGCGAGCACGTCGGCATCCTTCGGAAGGCCGTCCAGCGTACCGTCCTCGAGCGCGGCCTTCACGGGCGGCATATGCTCGCGATACCACGACTCCGACAGCATCACTTGCTGGATGCGCGACGCGCCATAGCGCTGCATCGCGATTTCGGCAAGGTACTGGCCGTTGCCTCGTGCATCGAAGGCCCCGCCCATGAAGCGCGGGAGCCGGTCGAGCAGGTAAAAGGCAATCTGCTCCTGCTGCCGGAACGGCACGTTGCGCAGCTCGACGATGAACGGCACGCGACGAATCAGGTTCTGCTGCTCAATCAGCGGTACGTGGACCGACAAGTCGCCGGTCCGGCCGAAGTCCTCGCCGTTGTACGAACGGGCGTCGGTCGGAAGCGCCGCGAGCAGCGGGCCGAGCGTTGCCTCGAGCCAATCGCGACATTCGGCCGCGCGTATGTGATCGGGAAGCACCTCAAATCCTTGCTTGCAGGCCCAGCGCAACACCGGCGTGTCAGCCGACATGCGCGACTCGATCAGCGCGCGCGAAAGCCATGCGCCGCCGCTGTTCTTCGGTACGCAATCGAGTTCTTCCTCGGCATCGGCGCCGTACGACGCGCGGATTTCCTTGACCCATGCGGCTTCACCCTCGGCCGTCCATTCGACGCCGCGGCGTAAACAGATCCGCCGGTAAAGCCCGTCACGAACGGCGTCTTCGAACGTGATGCGATGCAGGCTGTACGGTTTCTTGCCGGTGCGGACGTCCGTGACCAGTTCGTTGAATGCGTTGTCGACGCCGTCGTGCGTCGAAATGATGTGGACCTGGCCGCCCCACATCAGCAGTGCCATCGCCGCTTTCAGCAGCTCACCGAGCTGCTCGTGAAACGCCGCCTCGTCAATGATCACGCGACCTTGCTTCCCGCGCAGGTTCGACGGACGTGACGACAGCGCCGTCACGCGAAGGCCTGAGGCAAAGCGGATCACAAACGCGAGAATCGACTTCTCGCCGTCGTCGTCCTGAAACACCTCTTCGGTTTCTTCGATTTCACCAGCGGCAAGGCTGTAGAACTTGGCCCAATCGGCGCAGTCGCGGATGAATTCCTGCGCCATGTCCTTGTTGTAACCGACATACCAAACGTCCATACCGCGCTTGCTCGACGCCAGCAACGATGAATCGGCCGCTTCGGCCCACGTCAGACCGACACGACGTGACTTTTCGCTGACCTTCACGGGCGACGTGTCAGCACACCATTTCTGCTGGTACGTCAGCAGGACGAAGGGCGCACGACCGACGTGATTCGCTGCGATTGTCATCCTGCGATCCCGAGAATCTGGCGGCGAATCGCATCAGCCGCGTCATCGGACAAACCCCCGGTCTTGACGACCTTCTCGACGGCCGCCGCCGCGGCTTCGGCCCGTGCCTGCACCTCCAGCCGGAATTTCTTCTGGTTCACGCTCGCGCGGGCCAGCGTCGCGATGTTCTTCGCGGCCTTTGAGAGCAGCGCGATGCGCTCGCCCGGATCGGCGTCTTCGTCGGTTGCCTCCTGCAGGTTGACTATCGATTCGAACATCTCGGTCTGGACCAGCGCGATGACAGCCTCGGACCGCGCGTCCTGGTCGTCGGCGGCGCCTTCGGTCAGCATGCGCGCGGCTTCCGTGCTGGCGCGAATCGCTGCCAGCCGGCGTTGCAGCGGTTGGCCGTAGCGGTGGATCGCCGACTTGCTGATCGCGTAGCCTTTCTCGCGCAGCGCTTCCTCCAGCAACTGGTAACCACTGAAATTGCCGTCGATCAGTTCACGATCGAGCCATTCGCGGACGGCTGGCGGCAGGCCCTGCACGCTGTTGCTGCGGGCCATGTCACTGGCTCCAGTACTTTGCAGGCCGCGCGATGCCCGGCTCGCAGTCGATCGTGTACTCGGCAATGTCGACGCCGTAGCGCGTCAGGTCGCCCCACCAGCGGCCCGACGGTTCCTTGCGCAGCTTCACGAGCACGCGGTCGGCGAGGTAGTCCAGTTCCTTGCGGACCTCAAGCGCGGTGATGTCCGGATAGATCGACCGCATCGTCATCTGGATCACGTCCTCGACGACTTCCTCCGGACGCGCGTTGTACAGGGCGAGGATCAGATACCAGCGCAGCGATTCGCGGCGCACCTTGGCTTGGTCGATCCCCAGCGGGTTGGTGCTGGTCATTGATTCCCTCGGAGTTGTAGGTTTTCGAATCTGAGCGCGATCGCGTCGAGCTTGGCCTCGATCACGGTCTGATTGCGGACGTAGTCTTCACGGCGTACATACTGCAGCGGCAGGTCCGCCTGGAACCTCAAGAAATCGCGCTCCAGACGAGCCGTGTAATCCGCTTGCCGGCCGAGTTGCTCGAGCATGGCTTTGAGCTGGTCTTCCTGCTTCTGATCGCGTTCGGCTTGATGGCGCTCGATCTGCACGATCAAGACCTTGCCCGCCGCGATCAGCAGCCCGATGAACGTCGCGAGCATCGACACCAATTGCCAGAATTCCACCTGTAACGTCACCGCGCGTCTCCCTCGACTAAGTCGATCAGCTTGTTCAGTTGCGATTCGATGTCGCGGCTGCGGCGGGCGGTGTCGATGTGGTGGGCGAGGACGTCGTCCTGGCGTACCCCGGAGTCAAGGGCGTCATCGGTGCCGGCCGGCGCAGCAGCTCCGGCGGCAGCACCGGGCGCGGGCACACCATCGGGGCCGGCTGCGGCGTTCCACAGCCGGACAAAACCGCCGGTGAACACGCAACGAGGTAGATCCTGAAGAGGCGCATCCGGCGCTGGACGGTATTGACTCGTGACACTGGCGATTCTCCGTTTCAGTTCGTTGGATTCGAGCGCATGGTGGGCTTTCTCGGCGAACAGATCACCGGCCAGGACTGCCGCGCGCTGTGTTTCCTCGCGCTCTTTCACGCGCGCCTGCTCAACCGACGCGCGCGCCGCATCCGCATATCGGCGTTCGAGTTTCGCGGCCTTCGCGTCACCGGCGAGCGAGCCAGCGTGATACCCGCCGAGGAAGGCCGCTGCGCCGGCGACAATCGCTCCAGTCGCGGCGGCGCCGACCGCGGCCGCGACGCATTGGCCGCGCGACAGCGAGACAGGGAAGTTCATGCGCACGCTCCCGGCCCGAATCCAGCCTTGACGTAGCGCGGCTCGAACGTGCGCAGAATGACGCGCGGATACCCTCGGTTCTCGCGGAACGCGGCGGCATGTCGGCCTGCGTTGAAGCGTTCAACGTGCCCGAACCAGCGTTGACGATCTGCGCCGCCGGCTGCCGATGCGCGCTGATCGCGATAGACCCACCCAAGGCCGCCGTTATAGGCCGAGAGCGTCATTGCCATGCGTTCGCATGCGCCGGCCGCCGTGATCCGGTCCCACAGGTGCCGGTCGTACCGCACGAGCGCGCGAATCGACCAGGACGGGTTGAACGGCTGCGCGTCGCCGAGCTCGGCCGGATAGGCGCCCGCGATCCAGTCGACCGTCGACGGCATGAATTGCGACATGCCTTGCGCTCCTACGACGCTCACGGCGTCCGCGCGCCAGCGGCTCTCCTGGTGGATCTGTGCCGCGAATGACGACACCGGCGCGTCGATACCCCAGATGGCCCGTGCGTTGCGCGTCAGCTCGGCGCGATACGCCCGTGCTTCGACGGGAACCTGCGCCGCGGCGGGCGAGATCACGCCGACCACCAAGACGATGAAAGCGATCAGTGCGCGCATGATCAGAGGCCCAGCGCGACGCCGACCACCACACCGAGGACGATCACTGCTCGCCGGAGCATGGCCACAGCGAACACGAGTTCGTAGCCGGAAACGACGCGGTAGTCGGCGTCGAGCGGCGGCTCGAGCGAGCCGGTTCGCCAGTCGTGCTCGAGGTAGCTGTCCGGGCGGGCGTAGGGGAACAGGCCGCGATCGAGCCAGTACGCGACGACAGCCGCGAGGCTCACGAGGCTCAGCTTGTACAGGGAGACCGGCAGTTGCTGGGGTGATACCAGCGCAATTGCCGTGACGAGGACGACCGCGGCGACGAGCCAGCTCGCGAGCCGCGGAGAACGCTTGATGAAAGGCATGTGACCTCCCTTAGTGGACATGCCGTCATCTTGGACGGCATGGCCGGGAAGGTCTTTTAATCGACTTTATTTAGCAGTTAGGAGGCTAGCGCCGCGTTGCAATCCTTCATATCCTGCTTGAATTGCTTCCGGAGAGGGAGCACGTTCTTTTCTGGCAAGCCGTTGAAGGCCATATCGTGTTTGGCGTGTGCGAAACTATTTGCCGAGACGATCAGATTCTGACACGCGCTGTACTTCTCCGCTTCCGTGTCGCCCGTAAAGGGCTGCGGCCACCGCTGCGAAATAGCCTGTAGCTCCGGGCCATTGAACACTCGCAGGAGAGCGTCCTTATTCATTACGGCGTCGTCTGCTAGAGCCTTTTGATATCGATTGAAATACGCCAACGTGTCTGCGGCCAGCTGATGAGCCTCGGGCTTGCTGAGCTTGTGGGTCTTTGGTTCGGCGATCTGTGCAGGTTGTGCCACCGATTCGTCAGTCTGGCTTTCTCGCCCACATCCGGTCAATGCAATGAACATGACGAGTGGCAAAAGGTTCAGTCGATTCAGCCTCGTTGGCATTTTTTCTCCCAGTGATGTTCTTGGTCATTGAAGGCGTGTCATCTCCTCGACGACCCCTTGATTTGCTTCCATGCGGGTTGACTGCCGCGAACGCCTGCGACGCATTCGATGTCTGGTGCATCGGCATTGTCAATTACGCTGCCGACCGCGTACGACTTTCCGGCGAACATGCATTCCTTGCTTTGCGCCTCCATGACCTGCAGCGCTTTCACGGATGAATCCGCCTTGTACCAGATCACCGCGATTGAAATTGCGGCGACGACAAGTGCTACCGACAAAGCAACCAAGTTCAAGCGCATGGACGCGAGCTTGGTGTGAGTCGTTTTGAGCGTCGCTGCAATTTCACGACGGCCATTCTCGCTGATTTCGAGTTGCCTTTTCAGGTTCGTGACCGTGTCGGCCATTCGAAGCGCGCCATCGAGAGATTTATCTGCCTTGCCCTCCGCTCTGGAGGCAGAAGTCCGCAGCGATTGCATTGCATCCGCTTGCTTCTTAAAGCGAGCCTCGAGGTCCATGTACGAGCGCTTTTGCTCGTCAAGCTCTCGTGCGAGTTGTGCGTTAGCTCTCTCGCTCGATCCCTCAGCGGCGACACCGATGCTAGTTCGCAGCTCCGCAATCTCAAGAAGCTGAAGCAGGATCGCCTCGGTGGGGCTGTACTGCTCAACATGGATTTCTTCGATGGAATTTACACCGAGGATTTTGTGAATCGAGCTCCATGTCTGCTTGCCCGACTGCCCGAAATCGCTGTCGAGCTTGCGAACGTACCCATTGAGCGTTCGCCGTTCTTCCTTGGTCAAAGGTCTCGCGCGAATCGCGTGAACGTTCACGATGTCACGTCCCGCAACGTCGCCGACAACGCTACCGATTGTCACGGACTGGTCGTCAACTTGCACCTGATCCGCTTGGATCGCCTGTCCGACGGCCCCGTTGTATTCCTGCTTCGCGTGTAGTTCTCGGTCTTCCCGCGTCATTTCTTCTTTCTTTCCTTACCAAAAAAGCTGATACCGCTCTGGTCGAGATCACCCTCGACCTTCACGGCCTGACCCACTTGGCCGTGGAAAACCTGCTCCTTACGTCCGGCAGGCGGCGATTCAGCACCTGCCGCCAAGGCTCCGATTGCGGCCGCCTTGAGCACGAGCGGAGCCGCCCGGTACCGCTCCAGCAATTCTGTTTCATCGTTCGTCAAGCCAGCGACGGAACGAACTCCCGTGATCACGTACTGCACGTCTACGCCTTCCTGGGACACCGCATAGAGGTACGCAGCGTCCGGCGTGCTTTCTCCCTTCTCATAGGTAATCTGCGCGCGCTTCGACACGCCGGCCAGCTCAGCAAACTCGGTCTGGCTCCTTTTCAGCCGGCTGCGCTCCTCCTTCAGCCGAGCGCCGATCTCCATTTTCTGCACACCAACCCCTTGCATGGTGCAGAATTCTGCACCATAATTAGCTCACACCGTCCCACCACGAACGGCAACTTAGTCGGCACTTCGTACAGTGCCGACGGCCCCTTAACCGGAGCGTCTATGAAACTGCGTACCGCCGCTGAAGCCCGCGCGGAGCTTCAATCGAAAGGTATCTCGATCACCCAGTGGGCGATCGCCAACAAATTCTCTCCCAATCTCGTTTTCGAAGTCCTGGGCGGCCGGAAAAAGTGCGTCCGCGGCCAAGCGCACGAGATCGCCATCAAGCTCGGCATCAAGGCCGGCGAGATCTGCTCCGATCCGGCGAAGGCGCTGGCCCCGATCCGCCACCACCGTGTCGCAGCGTGAGGCAAATCATGCGCACCGACGCCCTTGGATTTCCGGTTCACGCTCCCCTCATCGGCGGGCTCTCGCCTCGTCGAGCATCTGGGCCAGCTGCTGCATCACCTCGCCGCACCGGACATATACCGGCTCCGGCTCACGACGCCGTGCAGCCGCGGCTCGCCGCAATGTCTGCGAAAACCGCGGACCGTCGAGCCGATCGTCCTCCTCGAGCTGCGCGATAAGCCGCAAAACAGTCTGTCCGATCGCGTCGATCCGAGCCGCTAGTTCTTCGAAATTCGAGTCCGTCATGGAACTTTATCACCAGAAGATTAACTGCTTTCGATTCTACGAGTCGCAAAGCCGTTGCATAGCTGCAAAACGGGATTTTGTTTGGAACCCGTTTAACAACGCAGCAGGCGGGGGTTCCAAATGAGCCGCCGCAACTGGAAACGCATTCAGCCGCATAGCCTCCGGCACGCGCTTGAGCTTTGTAAGGAACATGCGCGCGACCGCCGCAACCTGAGCGTTGAGCGCATCGCCGAGCACATGGGGCTTGCCGACCACTGGACCCTCTATAAGTGGTTCCAGTCGGGTCGCATGCCGATCGCGCTGATTCGGCCTTTCGAAGAAGCATGCGGCGCCGATTTCGTCACCCGCTGGGTGGCAGCTAGCGCCGGTCGCCTGATCATCGATATCCCGACTGGTCGCGACGCGACGGCCGAGGACATGCAGGTCCTGCAGCGCACGCTCAACGCCGCTGTCGGTCAACTGCTCGATTTCTATGCGGGTGCCGCTAACGCGGACGAAACGATCGCGACCATCCAGAACGCCATGGAAGGACTCGCGTGGCATCGCGGCAACGTCGAACGGCATGTACAGCCCGAACTCGACCTTGGAGCGCCCGAATGACTACGAACGCAACCACGAAGTCCGCCGAGAAAGTGCTGGAAGTCCTCAACGTCTTGCTCGGCCATTTCGCGCACGGACTGACACCAGGCGAACTCGCCAAGGCAACAAGCCTGTCGCCGTCGAACATCACGCGCTACGTGGCGACCCTGGAGGCGATGGGATTCGCTGAGCGCATCCCGGAAACCGGTCGAATCCGGCCGTCTGTTCGATTCGCCCAACACGCTATGGCGATCGCGCGCAGCCTTGACGCCGCACGGAATCGTCTTGATGAACTGGCCATCCGTTTGGCCACCCCTCGGTAAGGAGTAGCAGCATATGGCACGGAAACCCTCGAATGCACAGCCGCCGGCAGTTGTCGTGACGGACGAGCAGACTCCCGGTCTGCCGGCGATGGCCGAAGCCGCGAACGTGCTGGCGGCTCGCTCAGCAATGGTCGCGGAACAATTCGGCGACGGCCTGCCGTACGAGCGCAATCGCGTCGTGAACGAAGCCCGCTTCTACATGGCGCAATCGGCCGAAGCCATGCTGGAGGCCGGCAAGCGTTTGATCCTCCTGAAGGAGAACGAGCCCCACGGCGAGTTTGCGCGGATCACGACGGACGAATTGGGTATCGAACCACGTATCGCGCAAAAGATGATGCAAGCCGCCGTCAAATTTCTGTCTCCGCGGCTCACATCAAATGCGAAAGCGCTTTCGCATTTGGGAAAGACCAAGCTCTACGAGCTCATGCTCGAAGACGATGACGATCTTGCCGAGCTGGCTGATGGCGGCACGCTCGCGGGCATGACGCTCGACGACATCGATCGTATGACGAGTCGCGAGCTGCGGGCCGCGCTTCGAGACGCACGTGAAAACGCGGACGCACAGTCGCGGTTGCTCTCGGACAAGAACGAAAAGCTCGACGAGTTGGCCGCGAAGCTGACCAACAGGCAAAAGCGCGTCAAGCCGGTCGCCCCCGATGAGGAAGGTGCTGAAATCCGCAAGGAGACCAGCGCGATCGCCTTCGAGGCCGAGTCGATCATTCGCGGCAACCTGCGCTCGGCGTTCGAGACCCTGATGCAACACACCGAGGCGCACAGCACGCCCCACGACGACTTCATGGCCGGCGTGCTCGGTCAAATCCAACTGTCGCTCAACCAGCTTCGAAGCGAGTTCGATGTGAAGGCCGCGGCGGACGGCGAGGACGTCCCCGAATGGCTGCGTGACACCGCTGCCGGTTCATCGGCGGACGGCGCCCACATCACCCAATGACCCGGAGCTCGCGACGATGAGTGCCGTCCTGAACGAACGCATTGTGGCCATCGCGCACGCCGCGCGTGCAGCGGGTCACGGTAAGAAACGTGCGATCTACGACGCTGCCTGCCGCGAGCTGGGCCTTTCCATCGCAACCCTGATGCGCAAACTCAAGGAAGCCACCGTGACCCCGCAGCGCAAGCGCCGTGCTGACGCCGGCCAGAGCGCGTTGACGCGCGCCGAGGCAATGACCATTTCCGCGTTGCTCATGGAGTCGACCCGGAAGAACGGCAAGCGCCTGTATTCCGTCGCCGACGCGGTAGAAACGCTGCGGGCGAACAGGATGATCCGCGCCGAGTACCTCGACGAGTCCACTGGCGAACTGCGGCCGCTGTCGGAAAGCACCATTCAGCGTGCGCTGCGAGTGTACGGCGTGCACCCGGATCAGTTGCTTGCGCCGGCCCCGGTAACCGAGCTGGCAAGCGAACACCCCAACCATGTATGGCAGATCGACGCGAGCCTGTGTGTTCTGTACTACCTGAAGCCGGCCGTCGACCAGCGCGCGAACGGGTTGCGTGTGATGGATCACGCCGAGTTCTACAAGAACAAGCCGCGCAACCTCGCTCGCATCGCCGCCGATCGCGTGTGGAGCTACGAAATCACCGACCACGCGAGCGGTTGGATTTACACCGAGTACGTGATGGGCGCCGAATCGGGCGAGAACCTCTGCGCGACCCTGATCAACGCGATGCAGGAACGCGGCGCCGCCGATCTTCTGCATGGTGTGCCGCGCATCCTGATGCTCGACGCCGGTTCAGCTAACACGGCTGCAATGACGCGCAACCTGTGCCGGTCGCTTGGTATCGAGCTGGTCGTGCACAAGGTCGGCAACGCGCGCGCTACCGGGCAGGTGGAGAACGCGCGGAACATCATCGAACGCAAGTTCGAGCCGGGCCTGAAGTTCCAGCCGGTGAAGAGCCTCGACGAGTTGAACGCGCTCGCCAAGCGCTGGCGGATGCACTTCAACGCGACCGCGACCCATAGCCGCCATGGCGCGCCCCGCAGTCAGGTGTGGATGCGGATTACTGCCCAGCAGCTGATCAAGGCTCCGTCGCTCGATGTCTGCCGCGAGCTGGCCGTCGCTGCGCCGGAAAGCCGCAAGGTCACGCCGAAGCTGCGTGTGTCGTTCCGTGGCGACGAATACGACGTCTCGTCGGTGCCGGGCGTCATGGTCGGCGAGAAGCTGATGATCACGCGCAACCCGTGGCGCGACGATGCCGCCCAGGTCGTCATGACCGGCGAGGACGGGCACGAGACGTACTACGTTGTGCCGGTCGTTGCGCGCAATGAACTCGGCTTTGCTGAAAGCGCTGCGCTGATCGGCAAAACCTACCGTCGGCATGCCGACACGCCCGCGCAGCACGCGGTTGACGAGATCGAGCAGATCGTCACGGGCGCAGCCACGCGGGCGGACGCGGAAGCAGCACGCAAGGCGAAGGAGCTGCCGTTCGGCGGCCGCCTGGACCCGTACAAGCACCTCGACGAAGGCGATCTTCCAACGTACCTGCCGCGCCGCGGCACGGATCACGACCTCGTTGCGCCGCGCATCGAACTGGCTCCGCTCTCGCTGATCGAGGCGGCGAAGCAGATCAAGGCGGCCGTCGAAGCCGCGGGTGTCGACTGGAGTGCCGACCGGTTCCGCTGGCTGCAACAGCGCTATCCGGACGGCGTACCGCAAGAGCAGCTCGACGCGATTGTCGCCGAGCTTACCGGCCCGCGCACGGGTCTTCATCAACCGCTGCATGTCGTTCGCGCAGCGGCAGGAGGTCAATGATGTTGGTCCTGAAAAACGTTCTGCAGCGCGCCGCTCTCAAGCAGGCCGACCTCGCGGAACACCTGAATCTGTCGCAGGCGGCGGTCGCTCAGATCGTCAACCACGGTGTGTGGCCGCGCAGCCTCGACGAGTTGGACCTGCAGGAGCGAATCCTCGACTACCTGCAGCAGCACGGCGTGCTGGATGCCGAGTCCAGCGTATTCGGCGAAGTAAAGGTGGGTGGTCCGCACGATGTCTTGGCGGATACGACGGACCGCCCAGTCTCCCAGCCGAACAGCAATACCGATCTCAACCAGGAGGATTCCATGTTACTGCGCAAACAGGTTCTGGCACCAGCCGCCCGCAAACACTTCGGCCTGTTCCGCGACCCGTTCGCCGATGACGTCCAGTCGCACGAAGACATGTTCGTCAGCCCGGACATCCGCTACGTGCGCGAAGCGATGTTTCAGACCGCGAAGCATGGCGGGCTGCTCGCGGTGGTGTCTGAGTCTGGCGGCGGCAAAACCACGCTGATGCGCGACCTCGAAGATCGGGTCGTGCGCGAGAACCATCCGATCATCGTCATCAAGCCGTATGTGCTCGCGATGGAAGACAACGACCAGAAGGGCAAGACGCTGAAGGCGACGCATATTGCCGAGGCGATCATGGCCGCAGTCGCCCCGCTGGAGAAGGTCAAGAGCAGCCCGGAAGCGCGATTCGCGCAACTGCACAAGGCCCTGAAGGAAAGCCACACGGCGGGCTATCGGCACTGCCTCGTGATCGACGAGGCCCATGCGTTGCCGGTCGCGACGCTCAAGCACCTGAAGCGCTTCTTCGAATTGGAGATGGGCTTTAAGAAACTGCTGTCGATCATCCTGATCGGTCAGCCCGAGCTGAAGGTCAAGCTGTCCGAGCGTAACCAAGACGTCCGGGAAGTCGTGCAGCGTTGCGAGATGGTCGAGCTGGCCCCGCTCGATGGAGCGCGCCTGGACGAATACCTGCGTTTCAAGTTCGGCCGACTCGACAAGCCGGTCGGCGATGTGATCGACGCGAGCGGCATCGACGCACTGCGTGGCCGCCTCACGATGACGAGCACGCGTCGCGACCGCGCGGAAACGGTATCGCTTCTGTATCCGCTCGCGATCGGCAACCTGCTGACGGCCGCGATGAACTTGGCAGCGGGCCTGGGCGTGCCGGTCGTCACGGCCGACGTCATCAAAGGGGTCTGACATGGGCGCCATCGTCCCCATGAACCTGCCAGCCGTGCGTGCTCGCTTGCCTGAAGGAACGCGGGTCTTCGACGCGGAATGCGTGTCACGTCTCACGCTTCTGAATGCCTGCGCGCGCGCGCTGCGCGGCCTGGGCTACCGCGTGCTGACGGAAGAGATCGCACCGCGCGACGGCGGCCGCCCGCTGATCCAGATCGGCCCGTATTTCGCGAAATCGTCCGACGTGCTGCGAGAGCGCGCTGGCGGCATATCCATCCAGAGACGTGGCAATCGCCAGTTTGCCTACGTCGTTTTTATGAGCGTTCGAGTGACATGGGAGGTAGCAGCATGAACCAGACGAAACGAGCCCGGATTCTCAACCTGATCCGGTCCCGGCCGGGTATTCGTGAACCGGAAATCCGCGACGAAGTTGAGCTTCATGGCGCGATCGGCTCGTACATCCGGTCGGAAATCGACCGCGGCCACGTGCTGGTCGAAAAAGTGCAGCTCGACGCTGGCGGCACTGTCGCGACGTACCGCGAAAACACCCTCAAACCGCTCGAGCTCGATGCGGACGGCGGTGTGGCCGGGCGCAAGGCGCGCGCTCCGTCGCCTGACACGCTCGACGGCTCAGCGGCCGTCGACATCGCGGTATCGGCTGCAGGCGTGACGACGATCTCGAAGGGTGGAAAGTCGGTCGTCTTGACGCCGGCCGACACGCAGCGCGTCGTGGCCTATCTCGATCGCATCAACATCGACCAGATTCTGGCCGATGTGCTGCAGTAAGGAAGCCCATGCGTACACGCTGCCCCAACTGCGGAACGACGATCTCACTCGACACGCTGGTCGCACATGAAGCCGCGCGCGAGGCGTTGTCGGCGGTGTTCAAGCTGTCCGGGCCTCTCGGCGGCGCCGTCGTGCGCTATCTCGGCATGTTTCGGCCGCCGCAGCGCGAGCTGACGATGGACCGGCTCGCGCGGCTTCTCGGCGAATTGCTGCCCGACCTGCAGGCTCAGCGCATCACCCGGTCGGGACAGCAATACGACGCGCCGGCGGAAGCATGGATTTGGGCGGTCGAACAGGCGCTTGCCGCTCGCGACGCCGGCCGGCTGACGCTGCCGCTCAAGAGCCACGGCTGGCTCTATGAGGTGATCAGCAACTGGCGGCCGGCCGGAACCGAGGTCAGGCCGGCCGACGTGATCTCCGGCGAGCCTCGCCGGTCAGCGTCGCGGACGTTGTCTGCAATCGCTGCGCTGGAGAGCCGTGCTCGTGGTTGAAAAATGGCTCGAGCGGGAAGTCGCGCGCGGTCTTCAAGGTCTCGTGGCGCTGCGTCTTCCCGGCGCGCCGGCCGAAGACAGCGTGATGCTCACTCTGGACATTTGGCTGGCAGCGCTTCAGGACCACGCGGCGACCTGGACCGAGCACGGCGACGTTGACCGCATTCGCCGAGCATTTCGGACGCTGTACCGGGTGTGCGATCGCTGGCCACCGCCGAAATTGTTCATCGACAACCTCGGCAACCGCGATCCGCCACCGCGCGCTTTGCCGGCGCCGCAGCTATCCGAGCAGGAGCGGCAGAGAAATCACGAGACGCTGCGGGGGCTGGTGCAGATGCTGTCGCGGCAGTACTCGGGCAAGAGCAAACAAGGAGCAACAGATGGACCAGGAACAGATTCCGAACGGGTACTGGAAGGACGCGAAAGGCTGTCTGGTACCGGAAAGCATGATCAAGCCGATCGACCGCGAACGCGATCGTCTGGTGCGCGAGCTGGTCATGGAAGCCCGGAACGCCTCGAAGGCGCTGGGTGACCTGAAGGCGCGCATCTTCGGCGATATCGCCGCGTTCGTCGACCTGTCGGCCGAGGAATACCAGACGAAGCTGGGCGGCAAGAAAGGCAACGTCACGCTCTATTCGTTCGACGGCCGCTACCGCATCCAGCGCGCCATTCAAGACCACATCGCCTTCGACGAGCGGCTGCAGGCTGCGAAATCGATGATCGACGGTTGCCTGCACGACTGGACGACGGACGCTCGTCCGGAGATACAGGCGATCGTGACGCAGGCTTTCGCAACCGACAAGGAAGGCCAGATCAACACCGGCCGCGTCCTCGCGCTTCGCCGGCTCGACATTTCGGACGCGCGCTGGCAGCAGGCCATGCGCGCGATCGGCGAGGCGCTGCAGGTGATCGGCAGCAAGTCCTACGTGCGCGTCTATGAACGCGTCGGCGACACCGACCAATACGTACAGATCCCGCTCGACATAGCGAGCGCGTAGCCGCGGCGTCGGGCAATTTCGCTGGCCGCGAGCGCTTCGCGGCAACCACCAACTGGAGTGTTTATGAACAAGACGGACCTCATCAACCATATCGCGGCCGATACGGGCCTGACGAAAGCCGACGCGGGCCGCGCGCTCGACGCCACGCTGGAGGGCATCACGAAGACGCTGCGCAAGGGTGACACCGTGACGCTGACGGGCTTCGGTGTCTTCAGCGTCGGCAAGCGCGCTGCTCGCACCGGCCGCAATCCGGCAACCGGCGAGGAAATCCAGATTCCGGCGTCGAAGGCGCCGAAGTTCAAGGCCGGCAAGGGGCTGAAGGACGCCGTCGCGTAATCGCGCCGCAGCGAAACGCCCGCGTGAGTGGGCGTCTGCTCGGCGTGGCGGCCGGGCACTGAAGAGCAGCCAGCGCGCGCGATAACGAACCGAACACCGAGGAACGGAATGACAGACATAAGACAGTACGTGCTGACGCACGACTTCAGCTACGAGATCGTCGTGGAAATCGCCCACGACGTACTGACGGACGAGCGGCTTTGCGAGCTGGTGCGATTTTGGGGTGATGGCGAATCGCGCATCGAGCAGTACGGCGCGCTGACAGCGTTCTTAAAGCTCTTTGCGGCTCGGTTCATGACCGAATCCGTGATCTCCACTTCGCCGCAAGACGCATTCAACGAGGGCCGAATTGATGGTTTTCCGGCCGTGGACGGATCGAGTGGCCTGCGAGTCGTCGACTACGACGAATTCTCCTTCAAGGCGGACGATATCGATGTGCTCGAAATCTGACCGGTCCCAAGGCCAAGATGGCGCGGCGCGCCAGCGGTTGATCCGTCTGATTCACGTCGCAAAGCGCGATTTGGCGATGGCCGACGACAGCTACCGCGGCGTGTTGCGGCAGATTGGAAAGAAGGAATCGGCTGCCGATCTGACGATTCCAGAACTGGAGAAGGTTCTGGAGCACCTGAAACGCTGCGGGTTCAAGGTGCGTTCCAACAAGCAATCGCGCGGCCGGGCAGACGACGACCAGTCGAAGATGATCCGCGGCCTATGGATCGAGTTGGCCGAGCGTGGCGTCGTGCAGAACCGGTCGGAGGAAGCGCTGGCGGCATTCGTAAAGCGCATGACCGGCATCGACGCACTCGACTGGCTCAGTTCCGCCCAGGCGTCGCAGGTAATCGAGCACCTCAAAAAGTGGCGTAACAGGACGACGGGGGCCGTATGAAATCCGACTTCACGTTTAAGAGCAAAGGGCCGGAACTGCTGGTCGACTTGGCTCAGCACGTGGCGCATACGCTTACCGAGCTGGCTGACATCGGCAAGGATCAGGCTGAGCAGCTCGGCCGCGAGATCGCCGACCGGATGGCAGCCCACTGGGGCGGGCAGAACATCTACTTCCCGATGGGCGTGTCCTACCGCCTGTCGCAGCGCGATCGGCAAATTTTCGACGAGTTCCGCGGTGACAATCACGCCGAGCTGGCGCGGAAGTACGGCGTGTCGCTCCAGTGGATTTACAAGATCATCAAGGCAGTGCGGCGCGATGAGCTCGCGGCCCGCCAGAGCGACCTATTCGAATGA